TACCTGATGTGGCACTGTGGGCATCATTACCTGATGTGGCACTGTGGGCACCATTACCTGATGTGGCACTGTGGGCACCATAACCTGATGTGGCACTGTGGGCATCATTACCTGATGTGGCACTGTGGGCACCATTACCTGATGTGGCACTGTTGGCATCATAACCTGATGTGGCACTGTTGGCATCATAACCTGATGTGGCACTGTTGGCACCATAACCTGATGTGGCACTGTTGGCATCATTACCTGATGTGGCACTGTGGGCATCATTACCTGATGTGGCACTGTGGGCACCATAACCTGATGTGGCACTTCCTTTTTTGAAAATACCTTTTTCAGATGCTTTGCTCCAAATAAAATCTACAGATGCTTTTATTAACATAGGCAAATCAAGTTTTGCTACTATTTTAATGTTATCAGTAGAAGATTTTTCATTTTCTTTTTTAACATTTCCACTAGCTTCAACTTCTGCAAACTGATTGCCGTTTTTTAGTGGGTAGTAATTAAGAACATCTAGTGGATTTTCACAAAAATGAAATCCTGAACTACATACCGATACATCACCACTATGTTTATACTCCTTACTTACTTCATACTGGAAATCTCTACACTTGAAGTCTTTATCGAACCCTTTATAACCTTTAATTATTTTTGTTTTCATTAGTTTATTGTTTTAATGCTAGAAAGGAATTTCCGAAGCGTCGATTACTTCCCCCTCATCAGTTTCACTAGTAGTAGTATCTTCTGGGTGAACTATATCTCGTATCTCTTCTTTTACCTCCTCAACATCTTTCTTTCGTTCAAAAGTATCAAGTTCGGCATATAGTCTACCTGATTTACTTTCCTTAATCTGAATATTTACCCAACCATTTTTAACATTCTGGTTAAGATAAGGTATAAACTCTGCTACTTTAATTGCAATGTTTGCTTTGATAAAATCAGGAGCATTTTCGTGCTTTGATTTCACTATAAATCCTTGTGGGTATTTGTTGTCCATATTATTTTAATTCGTTAATATACTTTGTTAAATCAAACACTTTCTTACCTGTTGAACTATCTATCACATAAGGATAGTTTGTAGCTGTTTTGGCCTCGTTAGTTTCTACATACTTAATTGTTAAGTCGTATAGAAACCGACCTATACCCCATTTTACACCAGCTCTTTTAAAAGCATCTGATATTTGTCCTTTATCTCCGTCCATAGCACTTTCATTACCTGTATCCCATTTCCATACCCAATTATCTCCACATTTGATACCAATACCTCCCATAAGTTTACCGTCTACTAGCTTATAATCGTCTTGCCAATTTTCTACACCGACTACTTCGTCTAGTCGTGCCATTACATCTCTAGCGTCTATGTAAGCTACACATTGAGCCGACGGCTTGTTCTTGCTAAAACTCTGTACTCTCCATTTATAATCTATTTTGTTTGTTAGGTCTTTTAAGTTCATGTTAGTTTCCGTTATCTAAAGGTGAATAATCTAGTTCTACACCAAAGTCCTCTAGTACCTTTGCATAGAATGGGTTTTTATATTTGTTGAATAATTCAAGATATTTTTTTACGATTTCTCTTGAGCTGTTTATTGCACTTGAAGGAAATTCTTTGAGTACTATCCAGTATGTATTTTCTTTCATTATTGTTGATGGCAATTACTTGCATCATAGTTATCGCTTTCTGATAATTCCTTTGCTTCCTCGACCTCTATACATACATCTGGGTTATATTCCATTGGATTTTCTGCCCATAGATTGAAAAGTGTATCGGCAGGTAATCCGTCTTCATTTTCCATTTTAGGTAGAACTTCTGACATAAAATATAGTTTAGCTTCCTCCCAAGATTTGAAGTTTAGTATTTCCATTAATAAGTGTTAATTAAAGCTGATAAATAATTCTGTACCAAGAAGTCTATTACTATAAATGCTATTACAAATATAGTTAGTGCTACTGCAAAGTTATGTCGTCGTGGTTTGTAATTTGAATGTATCTCCAATCCGTCAATTTGATATTTCATTGTGTTGCTATTTAGTTATTAAGAACTCCTTGCGGAGTAGTGAGAACACACAGGCTTTCTTTCCAGTTTGCCTTAATCGTCTGGTAGCTACTAAATAGCTATATGAGTTCGCTATAGTTGATTTGTATGTCCTCGCTACTCGGTATGAGTAGTATTTCAATGTACCTTCATATATAGAATATACCTTTACTTTACGCTCGTCAAGTATCTAAGTATTAGGGTGTTGATAACTTTTTATCTGTTTTTACCCTTATTTCTAGCCTTATTTTCCTGTATATATCTTAATATTTGCATACTTGCATTACCTTCTGGTGCAAGACTTTCTAATAGTTTAATATTTCCACTTGTATCTAATGTGTATCTTTGAACCCTCTGTCTAGTTTGATTTGGTGTATCAAAATAATTTATACCTTTTCCTTTAAACAAATATTTAGTGTGGTCAATCATTTAATTATCTCCTTTATACATTGAATCGTTCAAACTTCTATATTTTCTATAACACTTTTGAGTACAAAATCTATTTAGATATCTACTAGCACTATTTGGTCTTAAAAAGTAATGATTACATTGTGCACATACATTTGTACTTTTTTCCTTACCCCATTTTTCTAAACACTTTGGACTACAAAAGACCTTTTCTCTGTATGATACGAAGTTTTTACTACATTGTTTGCATACCATATTTTTTATGAGATGTAATGGCATTTTGCCACATTCGCATACTTTATTTACTGGAACTATTCTATCGCAGTCACATATTATCCCGCCTTTTCTATATTGTTGTAAATTCCAAAAATACCATTTAAGCTGTCTTTTAAGTGCTTGCTCTCTTTCGTGTTCATTTTGTAGAGCGTTTTTTACTTGTTGTTTGGTTAGCATTTATTTATTTGCTTCGTAAAAGGCTTTAGCAAAACCTTGAGGAGTAATACTTCTTACAACTACTTATGTGAACTATGATTACACTTATCTCCAATGCAAGGTGTCCAATTAGCTTTTGGAATAAAACTTTTATCAGTAATTGGGTATTTAATATGTGTCATTATTTCTTCACACAGTTCTTTTGCCTTTTCTGAATTAAATACTCCTTTTGGTGTTTCCGACCAAAGCATACTAGCTTCACCTATAATCTCTGCAATTCTGTGTTCTATATTTTCCATATATTTATTGGTTACAAGTTTTTATATAATAAGTTACTGTGTATGGGTGTTTAGCTCCTACTTCTCTTTGTATTTCCCTAATTCCATACCCTTTTCTGTAAAGTAAAAGTATATTTTTCTTTTGTTCATCTGATAAGATAGAATATACTCTACGCTTCACTACACCTTTTCCATTACACGCAATACATTTAACTAGCTGACACGTTTTATTTCTAGCATATCTCTTATCATCTATTGCCTTATAGGAACATTCAGTAGAACAATACTTTTCAGTCTTTTGTTTTTCGTTAAAATCCTTTTTACAATTTTTGCATTTTTTCATACTATTTATAATTAGCCGAGTTCCATAGTTATGGGTGAACATATAAATTCTACCACCTACTTAAAACAATGGAATAGGTAAATAAATTATGTTGTGGAAAAAAGATTATTACTACTGTCTAACCTCTTTTTTATAATCTCAACATACTCTGGTTCTTTTTCAATAAGGAAATAATTCCTTTTAGTATTTATACAAGCAATAGCGGTAGTTCCTGAACCTGCACAGTTGTCTAATACAATATCATTTTCGTTGGTGTAGGTCTTGATGAGATGTTCAAGTAATTCTATTGGTTTTTCACTTGTGTGTGATTTTTTATTAGTAGCCACTTCATTAAATTGCCATAAAATATCAGTTGGATAACCAGTATGAGTTCTTTTAAACACTTCTTTATGGCTAGGTCTTTTACCTGCAACGGTTCCAAACCTACCATTTCCAAGTTTTATATTTTTATTTATTTCTGTAAGTCCTTGTGGATTATAAATCATTCTTTTTTGTCCTAGTTGTGAAAGATGCCCCATTGGTGCCTTACTAAAAACAAGTATATCTTCGTGTTCAGTCATTGGTCTATTTTTGGCGTGAACAAAGTTAGTAGTATTTTGCTTTACCCAAACATACTTATACTTAAACATATCTAAGTTACTTGCCATTAAATAGGGTGTAAATTGTCCAGAAGAAAATAGAACTATTGACCCGCCATCATTTATGATTCTTCTATATTCCTGCCACAACTTATCTTGTGGCAGGATACTGTCCCATTTGCATGCAGTAGTTCCATAAGGCAAATCACAAAGTATCATGTCAATACTTTTATCTGGTATATTCTTCATCACTTCTAAACAATCACCTTGTATCACAGTATTCAATTCCATAACCTAATTATATATGAAAACTAAAATAATAAATGTACTTATCCCCAAAACAAAAAGTCCCCAATTAAGGGGACTTGTGAGATATATCTTTATGGTGCTTGAACAAAAGTCTAGCTTCTCCTATGTGTCGGGATTTAAGACCCTACTATCTAAGACGGATAGATACTAATATTCTTACACACATTATATTTTTGTCAATACATAAACCTGTGGATATACCCCTTACATACTTTTAATATAAATTATAAAATTGTGTTATGGAATCAATCGCTTTACTTTTACCTGATTTAGATATTACAGAAGTCAGACCAAAGATTAAGAACGAACGACAGTATATAATTTCCTTGTTTGTTGATAAGTTAAATAATGAACGCGGTACATTAAAACCTCTTACGCCCTCATTTATAGCTTTTAAGATGTCACATTTAAAGAAAGATGATTTATATTTCTTTTTAAAACAGTGTGAGAAAGGAGATAGTTTCTCTAAGGTTTGGTGGGGTGCATTAAAGACTGTGGATAGACCACTTGCACGATTTAAGAAACGGCTTTATAATTAGTATGTTAGTTTAAAATACTAACCGACAGATAAGCACGAATAATCTCGTGAAACACCTTTGCGAGAGATTATTAGGGGAAACCCTAGTGCTCTGTCGTAAGGGTTTTTCTTTTAACATCGTGCAGAGCGTTAGCGTAACAGCGAGGATAAATAAGTGTTACAAAAAAGGCGATACTTTATACTGGTGAACATATAAATATCTGATACCTTTCGCAGGATTGAGTTATAAGTGCGAATCAAAAGAATGCCATTGCAAAGCAAGAAGCATCGGATTTCTGAAAAGAAATTTTAAGTCTTATAAGTAAACAGCCGAGATAAAACGGATTTACTGTTTATAATACACATATACTAACATTAACAATGCAGTATATAGACTCCTCATTACCAAGTGATACCTATTAAATACAAATGAAATATTATACAGACGGTTGGATGAAAGGTAGTAAAAATCCTAGTCCATACGGTGGTGGATATACAATAGTAGATGAAAAGCAAAACCTTATTAGATATATAGACATCGAACAGGTTGGTTTTACAAACAACGAAGCAGAGATACTAGGTATACTTGAAGCATTAAAAATATGTAGTCACGGAGATACTATAAGTACTGACTCAATGTGTTGTTTAACTTGGGCAAGAAGTGGTTTTAGTAAAGCAAGAAAAGACTTATATAAACTGTTACAAGAATGTAAAATTCTTTTGAATGAAAAGAAAGTTAATCTTTTATGGGAGGGTAGAGATTTTAACCTAGCAGGTATATATAACGAGTCAAAATTAAAAGCGAGAAAATATGAAAGAAAATTATTAAACTAATATACAAAAATGACATTAAAACTTATAAAAAAAGTAATTAAATATATAGAACAAGCCGAAGAACATTTTAAAGATTTATATGATGGTCACGAAATGCCAGAAATATATTTTGATTTGATTAAGTTGCAAGCAGTTTTAGAAGAACGAGAAAGAGTTAAAGATGAAAAAGTACAAGAATAATTACTAGGTAAAGAAAAGGTATATGCTAAGTTTTCCACAAGATAATTAAAAAGCTCTTTACTTTAGTGCTAGATAATAATAATATATAGGTATGAATAAGAAACAACAAGAGTGTATTAAGTGTAAATATAAATGGATACCTAGAGTTGAAAAACCTAGACAATGTCCAAATTGCAAAAGACAAATTAAACACATAACAAAATAACAATGCTATTCAAACAAATAAAACAAGATATAAAGGATATAAGACGAAGTATGTGTCTACTACATGGAGATGTAACGAAACTTATAGATGAAAAAGTTGATAAAGAAGATTTTATTATATACACCAAACTTATACTAGGCAGACTAGATAAACTAGAAAAATACCTAGGTATTGAGTACAAAGAAGAAAAGGTCGAAGGTTATAAGAAAATAAAGAAATAAAATGCACACACTAAAACTAATAAAAACAATAACTATACCTAACCTAAAAGGTACAAAAATTATAGCAAACTCAAAGCTATTTGATTGGATAGACCAAGACTTTAAAAACTGGGGTGCTAATAAAAAAGGTAAGGCTACTGAGGAAATGAAAGTAGATGTAATGGAGATGAAAGAGAAGGCTACTTTTCAACAGATGATGTCACCTGACAGTCTTCTTACACAAGAGCAGATATTGTACTTCATAGAAAATCATAAGGATTTAATATCAAAAAATCGGTATACATTTTTTCCTTTCAAAAGTGGAGAAAAAGTCTTCGTTGCTGACGTGTACGTCCACTCCGTTGGCTCGCTCGCCGCCAACGTCCATCGCTTCTCGAACGACTACGTCTGGCCTGCCGAGTCTCGTTATCGCTTCGTGGTTCCGCAACTAAACTCTAAGTTACCTAGTTCTAATGACTCTTTGACACTTAGTTCCTCTGACACTTTGGAAAATGCTATTAAAATATGTAAAGACGCGGGTCTTACTGTAACTAAAACTTATTAAAACACCTATGAAAGAAGCAATATTAAAACTAATTATGGAGTATTGGGAGGAGTATAAAGACGAGTTTTATCCAAGCGACAGGTCATTTGATGGATTTATGGAGTTCTTAGAAAGTAAAAACAAATAAAACACCTATGAACGAATACATACAGGAGATACTCGAAAAATACGAACATATGGATACCGATATGATGTCTTTGTACTATGCAGAAGAGGCGATGAGGAAAATGTACAAACGAGGTATTGAAGATAGTTTGAAATGTGTGCCTGAAGAAAAGTTTATTAAAGACTACTCACATAGTCCTAGATTTTCTTACAAAGATGTAACTATGCCAAATCATATGGGTTGGAACGAATGTAGAAAAGAAACCATAGATAACATTAAAAGATTATTAGATAACAAATAAGGGTATGAAAAAAGACAGAACAAGTTTTAGAGTATTTGCAACACCACATTTTACTGAAGTTACCTGTCCTATTCACAGAGATTATATGAAAGAACTTCAAAATGGTTGGTTTGGAAATCCTTGTTGGTGGTGTGCAGAATGTAAAAAGCCTTATCAACTACAGTTACATGCACTTAAAAATTGGAATCAAGCCGAGGTAGATAAACAATTAACCCCCTCTAAAGAGGATAAATAAACATATGAACACCGAATACAATTATTTGCTCACCTTAGTAGACGGAAATACTTTACTAAAAGTTGCTGTAAAATATAAAAAGCTTACAGAAAGAGAAACAGACTATTTAAAATACTGGGCAGAGCCAGATAGTCAGGCGTGGATTAAAAATACTTTACCTAGCTACATAGAAAGTATTGGAGACATAGTATTAGTAGAAGAATTATTCGCTATAATATAAACATATGACAAACAAAGAAGAGTTGATAAAAGAATGGAAAGAATTTTTAAGTCAGCAGTCCATAGACAATAAGATATGTTGTGAACCAATTATAGATATTGAAGAACTATCTGACTGGTGGCTCTCCAAACTCGAACAAATCCGTAAAGAAGATATGGAGAGGGTGGAGGAGAAGATAGAGAATATAAGATTTTCTTACCCACCAAACAGTGAGCGAGAGATATTGGCTCAAAAGCAAATTAAAGACGAAGTATTATCCATAATAAAACAAGAAAATGACTAGAGAAATCAAGTTCAGAGCTTGGGATAAAGTAGCAAGAAGAATTATGACAGTTGATATGTTAAGAATTATTGGTAATTGTGGGTATCAACAAATAGGATTAGTAGCTGAGGATTTAGACTACATAAGACACCCTGAAAATGTAGAACTTATGCAATACACAGGCCTTAAAGACAAAAATGGAAAGGAGATATATGAGTCTGACATACTTAATAATGGTGACATTGGTAGCACAAATTGGATAGTAACTTGGAACGAAAAAGGATTTTATAGTTATTGTGATGATGAAGTGTGTGAGGATTCACCGATGTCACATTTAGAACATCTCGAAATTATTGGAAACATTTACGAGAATCCTAACATAATCAAAGCAAATGAAAACAAAAACTAAATACATACTAGGAGGAAAACTAGCACTACACCTATTCTTATCACTACTTCCACCCTTAATGTGGTATATAACAAAATCACCATTTAAAGACTGGTTTTTACTGCTTTGGATTATAAACGCGTCAATACAGTACTTACTTTATAATAGTTATGAAATCTAAACCAATAGAGATAGTAAGGGAGTTAGAAGATAAGGTAGCAAAGTTAGTGGAGGTAATGGAGAAGAAGTATAAGGTGGTGGTGAGGTATAATTTTACGCCGAAGGTTGACAAAACTAACAAAAAATAGTAATATATAAAAATAATGAAAACAATAACAACAATAGTAATAACTGCGATATTAACATTGGGATTTGTAGCTACTTCAGTAGGTGCTTTAGCTATGTATAAGTCACAGGATAATGATACATTCGTTCGTATCAATAACTTACTGATAGACGGCGACAGGGTAACTAATTATAAGTTCACAGATAAAGATACTAAAGTAACTTGCTACGGCTCATACTCAAAGAGAACAACAAGTATAGGAGATATAGTTGATAGTATAGGTATAAGTTGTATTAAATAATGATTTCTTACGAGGAATTTATAAAAAAATATAATTCTGGTTTTTATCATAAATACCCTAAAGGAGAAAAGCAAATTAGAGAAGAAGGCGGAGATGCTTTTAAGATAGAGGGTATAGAAGAAGACCAAGAGCTTAAAATAGTGGCTAAAAAGGCACAGTTTGCCCGTAGAACATATATAACTGCCAAAACGCTATTTGATACCAATCAGGTAAAATCTGTGTTTATAGAATCGATTAAGACCTTATTAGAGCCTCAATATATCTTAGGAACTTTATACGCTTTAGCATTTAAGAAACCTAGACAAAGACTTATAGATAGGTTTAATCGCATATCATTCAGAATACTAAGCCCAGAAATATACAAAGACATTCACAGGACTACTTTTGGCACAGAATTACAGTTTGCAATATTTGAGTTTACAAGACATTTAGTATCAGAAGAATCAGCAGATAGATTTGCCGAAATAGTATCTACAATCATAGAAAATGATGATGCTTACAGGTACAGACTGATGGATATATTCAGTGAAACTACAAACAAAAAGTTAAAAGACCCAAAAGAAATAGATAGACTTATGAATTTGTTTTACGAGAGAAATCTATATATGAACTGGACTGACAAGGTGTTTAAGGTAGTGAAGTTGATAAAATTAGCCGTAATTTTCTATAAAAAAGCATATATATCAGCAGTAATTTCTATTGATTTAGACAAACTAAAATTACAAGAAGAAGATATTTATTGGTGTACTTATAAGTCAGACTATAACTTTATGGGTATGACTTGGGAAGACAGAAAGAAATATGCAGAATTAAAAAGTTGGCAATTTCCTGATAAAGTAGTATAATTTAATTGTGATATTACAAGCAATTTTACTAATTTTATTGTTTGGAATGATACTTTGCGGAGTATCTTATGCAGTAGCTAAATACTTGTGTAATAACTATTCAGAGGAAGAAGTAAACGATATATTAAGAAACCTACACGACCTAAAATGAAAAAGAAACAAATAATGATAATGTCTAAGGAAGAAAAAATAATCCAATATATAAAGATAGTTCTAGGATTGATAGCTTTAGCAATAATTGCATATAAACTATAATGGCAACTGCAAAAATATCTAAAGGAACAGCAAAAGGAAAATCTTGGAAAGCAGAAGTATTTGAGAGCGGTAAAAAAGTTAAAACTATCTTATTGGAAAAACATTAAGAATACCTAAAGGTAAAAAGATATAACAATGGCTAAACAAGGAAGACCAATAGAATACAATCAAACATATGTAACGAAAGCCAAGGAATACTTAGCGTCATGTTATGAATTGATGAAGGGAGATGATGCGGAGAATGACTATCAAGAACCACAAGGTCACGGGGGCTCATTGAAAAGATTTTATAAACCAAATGTTAGTGTGAGATTGCCTAGTAAGGGAGGAATGGCTAGATATTTAGGTGTAGCGAGAGATACCTTATATGATTGGGCAAGTAAATATAAAGATTTTTCCGACGTTATGGAAGAACTCGGTAGTATTCAAGAGGAAATGTTGATAAATAATGGGTTATCAGGAGGTTATAATTCTACAATAACAAAAGTCCTATTAACTAAGCACGGATATAGAGAGGGTCAAGATATAACATCAAACGATAAAACTATTAAAGGTAACACTGTAGTATTTGCAGATTTTGATGAAACAAATAGTTAATACAAAATATAAAAGTCTTTTTACAACAGATAAGCGATACATTATCTTGATGGGAGGTCGTGGAGCTGGGCGTTCAACAGTTGCTTCACAATATGCGAACGCAAAGCTAACAGCACCAGAGTATTTTAGATGTGCAATTATGAGATATATACTTGGTGACATTCGTAACTCTATATACCGCGAAATTAAAGACCGAGCAGAGGAAAATGGAATAATTGAAGCATTAAGCGTAAATGATAGTGGTATGGTAATTGAATACGGACAGAATACTATCAATGCGGTAGGTTTTAAGAAGTCTAGTGGCGACCAGAAAGCTAAATTAAAATCACTTGCAAATTATAACTGTGTAATCATAGAAGAAGCAGACGAAATAAATGAAGAAGATTTTATGCAGTTAGATGACTCTTTAAGAACAGTTAAGGGAGATATTAAGATTATATTACTACTTAACCCACCATCTAAAGACCACTGGATTATTCAGAAATGGTTTGATTTAAAAGATAGTGGGCAGAAAGGTTTTTACATACCAGAATTAAAAGAAACAGCAAAAGATGTTGAATATATATTTTCAGATTTTGAAAGTAATATAAAAAACATTGATACAGCGACAGTTTATAAATATAGAAACTATAAAGATACAAAACCTAATCACTATTACAATATGATTAAGGGTTATGTACCTGAAACCGTAAGAGGGAAGATTTATAAGAACTGGCAGGAAATAAACTCTATTCCTCACGAAGCAAGGCTTATAAGCCACGGCTTAGACTTTGGATATTCAAATGACCCTACGGCTATTGTAGCTATATATAAATACAATGGGGGATATATATTTGATGAAGTTGCCTATCAAACAGGATTACTTAATCCAAATATTGCAAACATTTTGAAAATGCAGGAATCTAGTTTAATCGTAGCAGATAGTTCAGAGCCAAAGTCTATAGATGAGATAAATGGATATGGATTGAGTGTACAACCAGCTACAAAAGGTCAAGGCTCAGTCAATCAAGGTATTCAGTATATACAAGCTCAAAAGATTTCATATACAAGCCGTTCTACTAACATCAAAAAAGAATATAACAATTATTCTTGGTTAGAAGATAAGGACGGCAAGTCTATGAATATACCAAAAGACATTTATAATCACGCTATGGATGCAATAAGATATGGTTTATCCTCATTTATAAATGTAGACACTGATGCAACATCTAAAATTAAAAGACAATTTGAGAGAAATGAAGAAAACTTTGAAGATTTTAGCAATCGTTAATCTGTGAATAAAGGTATTGACTTGTTGATTTGTTTAATCACTGATATAATTATATTAAATTATCCATAAAAATTGGTGGAATATTCATTTAATGCAAGATAATCTTTATAAGTTAATTACACAGATGGAGCAGGATTATACTATCGGCTCTACAAAGCTCGGTAAGTATGTAGAATTTAATCAATATGAGAATACAGAAAAGATAACGGCTTATTTATATTCTAAGCATATTTCAGGTGATAAAGATGCCTTTGGAAGAGATAAGCCTTTTTTCAATATAGTCACTTCCGCTCGTAATATTTGGATGAGAGCTACTGATATTGACCGAAAGAATATTACTATAAAGTCTACAAAGAAATCAGAGGTAATAATAGCCTTTCTAGCTAATATTAAAGTTCAAGAGTGGATGCGAAAAAGTAATTTCGGACAATTTTTAAATGACTGGGGTATGGTACTTGCAGGATATGGCTCGGCAGTAACTAAATTTGTAGAGAAAGGCGGAGAACTTCATAGAGAAGTAGTGCCTTGGAATAGAATTATTTGCGACCAGATAGACTTTGATAACAACCCTGTTATTGAAAGATTATATTTTACAGAAGCACAGCTAAAGAATAATCCAGCTTATGACCAAGTAAAGGTAGAAGAGATTTGCGATTTGATACAGTCAAGAAAACTATTAGACGGCTCACAGGTAGATAATATTGCAGAGTATATTGAGTTGTATGAAGTACACGGAGTATTACCTTTATCATACATTACAGAAAACCCAGCGGATGAAGATACTTACGTTCAACAGATGCACGTTGTATCTATTCAAAAAGGAACAGATGGTAAAGATATTCCATTTACCCTTGTGAAAGGTAGAGAAAAACGAAGTCCTTATCTAATTACTCATCTACTAAAAGAAGAGGGTAGAACACAATGTATAGGTGCTGTTGAATATCTATTTGACTCACAGTGGATGGTTAATCATTCGGCTAAGGCTATGAAAGACCAGTTGGATTTGGCTTCAAAGCTAATCTTCCAGACAGCAGATGTTAATTTTGTTGGTAGAAATGTATTAAAATCTATTGAGAACGGAGATATTCTAACTCACGCACCTAACGCACCTCTTACACAGATAAACAATGGTTCTCACGATATAACTTCACTACAGAATTTCTCTACAATGTGGATAAATAATGCTAATAGTATTACTTCAACACCAGATGCTATATCAGGAAACACAATGCCGTCAGGAACAGCTTATAGACAGGTAGCTGTACTTAATCAAGAAGCTCACTCATTGTTTGAGTTGATGACAGAAAATAAAGGGTTTTATATTGAACTTATGATGCGAGAGTTTGTATTACCTTTTGTTAAGAAATCGTTAAATACAACAGACGAAATATCAGCAACTCTTGATGACCACTACATTAAGAAGATTGATTCAATGTACATCCCTAATGAAGCTATTAGACGAACTAATAAGAAGATTAAAGAGCAGGTACTCGCAGGCTCAATCGTATCCCCATATCAGCAGGATTTAATGATACAGTCAGAAACACAGGATTTACAGAAACAACTAGCTCAATTTGGTAAGCAACGATTTATTTCTCCTAGTGATGTGTCTACACAGACTTGGCGTGACTTGTTTAAGGATTTTGAATGGGAAGTAGAAGTTGAAACAACTAATGAACAAAGAGATAAGGAAGCTATATTAACTACACTTACAACAGTACTACAAACACTAGCAATCAATCCGTCAGTACTACAAGACCCTAATATGAAGATGTTGTTTAACAAAATTATCGCCAATACAGGTGTGGTATCAGAAGTAGAATTATCTAACGAAACTCAATCTAATCAATCTATGAAATCTTCTCAACAAATCCCACAGATGACAACATAAATTGGTGGGGATTATCAATTAACTATAAACTAATGCCACTTAAAAAAGGTACGAGTAAGAAAGTTATCTCAGCTAACATTCGTGAACTGATAAAAGATAACAAAAAGAAAGGGAAAGCTATGGGTGCTAATGGTAAGAAAAGACCAATGAAGCAGATTATAGCTATCTCATTATCAAAAGCAGGTAAGGCTAAAAAATAATATGGATAAAGAAAGACGATTTACAGATGCAGAGATTGGTATAATGAAATCTGTATTTGCAGAGAATAAGGCACTACTAAAAATATTGCGTAAGTTCTTTTTGCAGTTACCTATGTCAGATACAGAGAAAACTTTACTATCACAGGTTAAAACAAGAGAAACAATACAGGTATTAGAGAAGTGTGTACTTCCAAATATTGATGGTGATGCTCCTTTCCACCAAGTAATAGACTTATGGATGACTATTAAACTTGATGGTATGACACCTGAAACAGCTATTTATCATATTGAGTCAAGAGATATTCTAATAAAATACCTTGATGCAATGCTAAAAGAGCTTAGAGATGAAAAAGTAGAAACTATTAAAATAGATTCTCTCCTATTCTCTAAAGAAAAGGGTGTAGAGCAAAACTTCATAGACTTACTTACAAGAAATACAATTATCGGGCATATAGAAATGCAAATTAACCAGATATTTGTTTTGGCTGGTAAGAAAGATGAAGATGTAGAAACTACTTTGAAAGAATTGGATAAGAAAAATTCAGCAAAGTAAAAAATATTTGCTTGATTTTTAAAACAGTAGTATAATTATAAACATATGGTTATCACACCTTAAAAGTGACTAACAAAAAACTTATCATTTATGGAAAATGAAAATAACGAAGAGGAGGTTATCATTGGCACAGAAGAAAACAATGAAGAGATAGAGGTAGAACTAGATGAACTAGCAGAAGATAAGGTTGAGGAAGAAGAAACACAGGAGGATAAGCCAGTTGAAAGACCGACTGAAACTCTTGAACAAAAGCGTTCTCGTCTTAAAAGACAGCTAGAACAGACAGAAAAGAAACTTGGTATCACTTCTGAAAAGAAGACGGAAACTAAGCTTGATAATCTAAGTACAATAGACACTATTGCGATTATGAAAGCCGATATTGATACTGATGACATTCCACAGGTTGTCGAAATGGCAAAACTAAAGGGTGTAACAGTAGCAGAAGCTCTAAAATCAAAATCAGTTCAAGCTATTCTACAAGAGAAAAAAGAAGAACGACTAACAGCTAACGCTACTAACGTAGCTTCAACTCGACGTGGCTCTTCAAGAGTATCTGATGAAATCTTAGTAGAGCGAGCAAGTAAGGGTATTATGCCTGAAACTGATGCAGACCTAGAGAGACTAATTCAAGCTCAACTGGCTAAAAGATAAGAATTGGTGGATTAAAATTTTATTTAATCCTAAAAATGGCTAATACATTAAGTACTTATACTTATAGAAAGAAATACTTTTCAACACGACTTAACGCACAGCTCCGAAAGGCACTTGTAGCGGAAGATGTTTGTGAAGTAGACAATGGTAATGCACTTACTATTGAAAATCCTTACATTACTAACTTCACTGTCGCAATTACTGGTCTTACGGGTACTTACGATGTAAGTGATATAACAACTACTGATGATACTCTCACAGTAGATAATGAAGTTAAGTGGGCAGGACATATCAAAGATTACGAGTCACGATTTGCACGAGTAGACCTATTCAACTCTGTTGTTGATACAGCTACTTATGGAATCAAAGAGAAGATTGACTACTTTGTAGTAAATAACCTATGTGAAGATGCGACAGGTGCGTACTCAACACCATCAGGAGGTTTTAACACTACAAACACAAATACAATCCTTTCAAACCTTGCATCAAAGGTTATGGGTTATGCAGAAGTATATAAGGGTCTATTCCTTATAATTGAAAACACTGATGTCCCTGGAGTTCTAGGTTCACAGATGGCTTCTGGATTCTCATATTCAGACCTTGCAATGAAGAATGGTCTTGTATCAAGTCAGGCTGGTATTGACATCTATGTTGTACGAACTGGTACATTCGCAGATGCTACTATCGGAACAAAGACAGTTACAAACGCAAACCACCGAGTATTCGGAGTTAAGAAGCAGGCTATGTATGCATCTCTACGAAATGTACAGATGGAAGAGAAAGGTGTTAGTGGTAAGACTGGTAAAGAAGTTGTGTTCTACGGATATGTAGGATTCAAACTTTGGGCTCCAGTTGCAGACCTTATCGTAGATGTTACTTTGACAGCATAAATTAAACCCCCTTATTGGGGGTGTGCTGGGTAGCCAAAGCGAGAAATCGCCCACCAATTCTACCTAGCACTTCCCCCGTAAGGATAACTATTATGGCAAAAAAAATAATATCAGAAGATAAAGTTGAAATAGCAGAAGTAAAACTTGATTCTCAACTTGCACGACTTATAGAGGTATATAAAACTACTAATCCTAAGAAGTACGAACAGAAGAAAGCGGAACTAGAAGCTAAATTAAAAGCTAACAAATAACTATTATGGCAGTAGCAAATGGCGTAAACCCAAAATTTCCAGGTGTAGTAAGCTCAGCAACAGAACAAGATGTTATTGCTGGAGGTGCTTCACTTCTAAGTTTAGGTTCATCAGGATTTGTAATCTCTGCTGGTTCAGGTGCTCCTACTTTTACAGCTCCTAAAGGTTCTGTTTATCTACGTTCAGATGGCTCAACAACAGCTACACGAATGTATATAAACTCAACAGGTACAGGAGGATGGGTAGCAGTAACAACAGCAAGTTAAATTACCTTATGGCTCATCTATATGGTGGGTCATATAGGCAACTTAATTAAAATAATATGACACAATTTAGCGATACACTTACAAATACAGGACTTATACAAAAATGTGAATTTAATTTGTTTGGTGATGGTGGATATGGTCAAATAAGTGGAGATACAGACAGATTACAAGCATTTACAGGGCTTTTCAATGAAGCTCTTAATTCATATACAAATATTGTAATGAATATTGATGGCAAATGGCAGATAGATGATTCAACATATACAGATTATTCTATTGCTACGACTAATTTAACATCAGGGCAAGCAGATTATCCTTTTACAGCTAACTTCTTGCAGATACTTTCAATAGAAATACAACTATCTAATGGTGTATGGATACCACTTAAAGAGGTAGATGAAACAGAATATCCACAGAATAACCAATCAATGACACAGGTATTTAGCACAAGCGGTACACCTACATCATTTAATCGTACAGCTAACTCACTTATACTACTGCCTACACCTAATTTTAGTGTTACAGGAGGTATTAAAGTTAAGTATCAAAGACCAATGAATTACTATGTCTATGGAGATACATCAAAACAAGCAGGATTTTCACCAACTCATCATGAGTACATTTCAGATTATGCTTGTGATAAATATGCAAGTATGAGAACTATGTCAAATGCTAAGACCTTTGCAGATAGAGTAATGAAGTGGGAACAGGTAACTATCCCAGCTCTTTATGCTCGTAGAGAAAAAGATGTAAAGGGTAAATTAGAAACAAGTTATCAAGATAATAAATAAAATGAACGAAACAACAAAACAATTAAAAGGATTTTATAGGCTAGAAATATTTTCAAGAATGGAAAAGTGGCAATATAGACTATGGTTCAAAGTATTAAATTATTTTGATGCTAATAAGGCAATAGAATTTTTAGGAAAAAATGCCACTCTTAAAGAGGTATCTGTAGCAGAAAACATATTTACAAACGCAGGTAAAGCTCAAATGGCTCTACTTGCAGGAGATGCAACAGCAGTACCTTTCACTTATGTAGCTGTAGGTACATCAAACACAGCTGTAGCGGCAACAGACACAACACTCACAGCAGAAATTGTAGATACAGGATTATCAAGAGCGGCTGGGACAGTTACACGAATCACAACGACAGTAACAAATGATACTTATCAAATTTCAAAGACCTTCACAGCTACAGGCTCAAAGACTATTGAAGAAGTTGGGATATTTAACGCTTCATCAGCAGGCACAATGCTTTCACACGCTCTAACTGGTTCAAAAGCATTAACTAACAACGATACTTTAGCAATTACCTATACACTAAAGTTCGCATAAACAAATGTCATTAACAACAAGTTTAAGTGCTGGATATAGATTCAACAATGGGGCAATCACAACAGATGTCCTTGCTACTTATACTTTTACTGATGTTAATACTGTTACTAGTACGGCAAGTGGAAAAAATGGATATGGAGCAAACTTTGGGAATCCAAACAGTACGAAATTGCTTTACAATGATTCATTGACGAGTGCATCAGGTTACCCAAAAACTATAATTGGGTGGTTTTACGCTAATGTAGTCACTGGTGATGGAAATGTATTTAGTTTGGCAAATTCAGGTGGTTCAGATTATATCCAGTTGAAGTTAAGAAATGCAGATAGTCATATAGTTGTTCGTTCTAATACAGGAGGTGGAGCAACAGATGTAGATACTGGAGTAGTTGCTTTAGTAAACACATGGTACTTCTATGCTGTTGTTATCAACTCGTCAACTAGTGTAACTATCCAGATAAATGGAACAGAAACTAATACTGCTTCAACCATTGATTCAACTTCTGGACTGGATAGGTTTGCCCTCGGAGCTTTGGGCAGAACTACGCCTATACAGTTCTTTAGTGGAATACAAGACGAAGTATATGTATGGGGTCGTGCTTTAAGTTCGTATGAAAGAAATCTTATGTATGATTCAGGACTATGCGGTATGACTTATCCATTTACTGATTTTGCAGAAACATCAACAGAGACAGAAGGATATTCATATGCTTTACAAAGAGTTGTACCTATAGATGAAACATCAACATCAGTAGAAACATATAATATCGCCTCTCCATCGAATACAGCGAAATGGACTAATCAGTCGAAAAGTTCTGCTACTTGGACTAATCTCGATAAATCATAATGAATCCTGAAATACTAAAACTTCAAAAACAAGTTGCAGACCTAACAAAACAGGTAGAAGAGCTAACTACCAAACTATCAGTAGGCTCTATGCCTTTTGAGTTTAAAGAAGTTATAAGAAACGAGGTTATAAAAGGAATTGATAGTGCAACAGCTGTAACAAGAGATGTTATTGTTACAGGGACACCTTATTCTCTCACCTTACCAGTTAATCCGACAAAAATTCTTGTCTTTGTATCGAGGGGAGAAGAATATAAATTACCTTGCTTATAATGTATAAAATATTTAACGGAAACATTACACAAACGAACACTGGAACTTTAGAAGGTAAACTTTTTAATACTTTTAACTGTGATTTGACTTACAACAAAGGAAAGATGAGTATTGCACCTCGTAGTATTTTGACTACTGATACTCTAACTAATATGACTGTGCCTGTAGGGTTTAAATTTTTCGATACATTAGCTGGAGCTAGTGGTTTTTGGTTCACAAGTGCTGGTAGAATGTTTAAGAATGATGGTACAGCAACAGGAGCTTTTATAGAAGATACAGCGACAGGTGTACCGACTACTACTCTTGATTATAGATATTCTGATATAGAAGTATTTGGAGATGTTTTGCTTGTATCAGCTACAGATAAACTATATTCAAAGGCTACTAACGGAGGTGTTGGTACTGGTGATTATACGGCTCGTAGAACATTCACAGTTTCAGGAGCCACACCAGCTCATATGCTTTGTGTTTACAATAATCGAGCATATTGGGTAGATACTAGAGGTCAGATATATTCTTTTGATACAGCATATACGAGCGCAGTCACAACAGCGACTTCATACACATTCAAAGTACCGAATGGACAAGATGTAGTTTGGATGCGACCACATTCAGCAGGTATTTATATAGGCACACTAGATTCAAACGCTGGTGATGCTTATGTCTACGATTGGAACGGTGTTACAGCAGACACTTGGAGGGGTAGATATGGTGTATCAGCACAAGGAGTTTTAGCAGGTCATATAGATGTAAACGGAACACTTTATGTAGTAACTTCTGATGCTAGACTACTACAATTTACAGGTTCAGGTTTTGTTGAAAAAGGCAGACTTCCGATACGAAGAAATTTGCTCTATAAAGCTACACAAGTAATATTTAATCAGAGATTTATACATCCTAATGGATTAACCTCTATCGATGGTGTTATTTCTATATTGATAAATAATCAAGAAAACTCAACGACAGCAGTTTCATATCTTGAAAATATACATTCAGGTATTTGGGAATATACCGAAGAACACGGTTTATATCATAAGACTTCATTAAGCTACAAGACAACAACTAATGCTATTCAGGATTACGGACAGATTACTTTAGCGGGTGTAGGAGGACTTGCTAACATACCAGATAGATATACAACAGCCGATACAGCAAAAGGTAACTTCCTTGCAGGTGCTTCTTATTACACTACATCAGCAACAGACAGTGGATTAGGTTATGGAATATGGACTGATAATTATTATGACAATATTTCAAAGGCGGGATTTTTTACAACGCAACAAATTCGTGCAGAACACTTTGAAGATATGTGGAATAGCATCACAACTCTCTATGACCCTACCGCAGGATTTAATTTCGTGGTAAAATATAGGACAGAAAAACCAAGTTATACAGACTTTAATATCACTTGGACATCACAAAAACAATTTACAACAACAGAAGATAGTTTAGCTGTCGGTGATGAGATAACTATCATTCAAGGTAAAGGTTCTGGGCGTGTTGCACACATTTCAAGTCTAAGTGAAAGTGGTGGAACATACACTGTAAATTTAGATGAAACTATTGAAATAGTAAGTGGAACAGCTAGGGCTAGGAGTGAAAATTGGGTGAAGATTCGGTCTATAAATAAAACTAATCAGAAGTTTAATACAGCACCAATCAATAAGCCCGATACACTTATAGAATTAAAGGTGGCTATGTTTGGTACTGGTGAAACAACCATAGATGAGTTGATTTTAGATAACAAACCAAACAAATAATTATGAACGAAACAACAAATCCAATAACAAAAGAAACTATCAAATATAATCGTATAGGAGGTACGCCAGAAAATCCTATATATTTTAATGACCCTGTACCAAATCCAATACCTACTACACCAGTACAGCCACCAAATATAACAGGAACATCACTGCAACAAGCTACACCAGTAGTTGTACCGACTACTACGACTACAAGTCCCGCCTCTTCTATTATTGCAGACACAACAGGAGGTGCTACAAGTGACATAGAAAAAGCTAAAGCCGAATATGAAGCCCTACAGAAAGCTACAGGAGGCAAAGCAGATGCACAGTCATCAGCTATGTATCAAGCTATTCAAGACCTATTTACTAAGAAAGGTGAAGTAACAGCAGGTCAGGCAACAGCAGAAGAACAAGCAGGTATCACTAAAGAACGAACAGCTCTTAATGATATAAATACTCGTATAGCAGACCAGAATGTACAGATACGACAGGAGTTAGATAGAATACGAGCTTTGCCTATGTCAGATGCACAGAGAAATGTTGAGTTGAATAACATTCAAGATACTTATGGTAGACGACTTGCAGACTTGGCTATATTAAAATCCGCAGCACAGGGTAATATTGAAGGTATACAGCAAGATGCGGAACGAAAAACTAAACTACTTCTAGCTCCAATAGAAGATGCTTTGACTTATTATAAAGAGTTTGGATTAGCGAATATTGATAATCTTAACAAAAAGGAACAGGCACAACTAGATTTCTTAACTAAAAATCTTGAGAAGCAAAAAGCAGATATTAAAGAACTAGAAGATACAAAGGCTCAAACTATTGCAGAAGTGATAAATAATGGTGGTGGTACAGACCAGAACATTATAAATGCTATTAGTCAAGCTAAAAATAAAATAGACGCTTATACAGCAGGTGGTAAATATATAGGTTCTCTTGATAGAAAATTAAAACTAGCTCAAATAGAACAAGTTTACACTAATACAGCTAAGGCAAGAGCAGAGGCAGCAGCAAAAGATACATCTAATCGTGTTTTAAGCGAAGCACAGTTAAAGTCCATAGACCAGAGTATACAAGGAAAAAAACTAAAGGCTCTATCAGACTTAAAGACGGTACAAGATAGATACCAAACATTAGTTGAAACTTATGGTTTTGAAGCTGCTGGAGAAGCAAAATCATTGTTAGATAAGGCTTATGCCGATTTTAAGATAGCTTACAAAGAAGCGGCAAATCTTGGAGCATTGACTGGTCCTGATGTCGGACTCATTGAAGAAGCTATAAAGCCAGCATCAGGTATTATAAATTATGCTAATTATGTTCAAAGTGGAGGAAAGGAAGGTATTGTTAAAACATTAAAGAAATCTGCAAATGAAGCCAAAAAAGAAGCATTAACAAATTACAAGAATTTAACTTTAAGAAACCCTGAATATTCTAGTTCCGACTATGTTAAATCTTTTATAGACCCATTTGCTACTGATATAGAAAATTATACAAAAGAGCAGTTGCAAAAAGTAGATAAGGGCGAGATTATAAGAACACCAGACGGATTCTATTTAGAGTCATTAGGTGATGGTAAGTATTCACAAATATAATATGGCAAAACAAATAATCACAGCAGAACAATTAGGAAATTTTTATGGAAATTCTCTAGGTAATATACCTAAACAAGAAGTAACACCATCAGAAACAAACGCAGAAATATTGCCTGATAAACAACAGCCTTCATTTATGCAAAAGGTTAAGTCTGCTTTTACTTCAAGAGTTAGTAAAGGTGCAGATGTTTTACAGTCTAATCAAAATATAGGTTCTAAAGCTCTACAGGTAGTAGGACAAGGAGCTGGTGCAGTAACTGATATTGCAGGACAAGTAATAGATACGGCAACAGGTGGTGCAATAGGTAAGGCAACAGAAGCGGGTGCAAAATTAGTACCTTCTTTTATATCAAATTTGGGTGCAGATGCTATACAAAAGTATCAAGAACTAAAAGCTAAAAATCCAGAAGCTATTGGAAACCTAGAAGCGTTAACAAATATTGCTACAGTTATACCTACTGGAATAGGTGCTAAAACAACCGCACGCGTTACTGGTGAACTAGTAGGTGGGGGAGCAACAAAGTTAGGAACAAAACTTGTAGCAAGTGGTCAAAAGTCTAGTATAAATAATATTAAAAATTTTGCATTAAATCTAGTTAGCCCTATACAAACCAAAGCCGTTAAAGAGGCTGGTGTGGCGAGAACAATAGAAAAAGGAAGTGGAATATTCAAGAAAAGTGTAGTTGCACCAACAGTTCAAGAACTGGCAGCAGCAGATGAAGTAGCAAAAATACCAAACATAAATCCTAAAGGTACTTTTCAACAGAACTACAATATTATTAAAAAGGCTAACACTGAAAAAGCAATAGCATTAGAAAAGGCAGTATCAGACGCTAATGTATTAATACCGCGTAAAGAGTCACTAGCTAGAATAAATAATGTCGTAGAAGAATTAAAATCAAGTCCATTGGTAGTTGGAGATGCAGAAAAGACAGCACAGAAACTTATTGAAGGTGCTAAAAAGTTTATTGCAGAAAATGAGGGTAGTGGTAAGGGTATTCTTAAAGCTAGAAAAGAATATGATGCTTGGGTTGAATCACAGAAACCTAAAATCTTTGATGCTACATCAGAAAATGCCTTGACTACAGCCAATCGTTCAATTAGAAACGCTTTTAATGAAGTGTTAGATAAATATGTTCCTACGGCGAAGCAATCACGAATGGAACAGTCTAATCTATATAATGCCTTGGAAAACATAACACCAAAGGCTGCACAAGAAGCAAACACAGCTATCGGTAGAGCTTTGCAGAGAACTGGTCAGATATTAGGAGTTAAAAATAAAGCAGTACAAGGTGTTGCAGCAGCGGCAGGTATTGGAGGTCTTGGTGCAGCAGCGACTTTTGCTCCTGCGGTTGCTACATTGGGAGGTCTTGGTTATGTAACATATAAGACAGGTAAATTGATAGCTAATCCAAAGGTTAGAACAGCAATCGGTAAGTTATTACAAGAATCAGGTCATCTTTTAAATCCAAAAGATAAAAGACTATTTGAAAGTATGGTAGAGCAGACTCAAGCTACTAAAGATTATCTAATGGGAAAAGACATACCAAATAAACAAGGTGGATTTATTAAAAACCCTTTGGCTCAATCAGATAATCTTATCCAAGAAGCTAAGAAGTATAAAAGTGTGGAGGAGTTTGTTAAGGCACAGACTGATGCAGATTATAAAATGTCACATAGACCAACAGAAGGAGTAAGAGCTTTTGACTTAACTGAAAAAGTTGATGGTGAGGAAATGATACCAAAGGATATGTATACACAATGGTACGGCTCTCGTGGAACAAAAGCAGACCTAGAATCCATTTCTGTTCTTAGAAGTATTAAGGGCAAACCAGAAGCAGACGTAATTATTTATAGAGCTAGTCCAAAAGAATCTTTTAATTACGGTGACTGGGTTACTTTATCTAAAACATACGCAAAGGAACACGCAGAAGGTAATAATACTAAAGTATATTCAAAAGTTGTGAAAGCGAAAGACCTAAAATGGGCAATGGACGATGTAAACGAATTTGGGTATTACCCAGAAAACTATAAATCCCAACTAGAAGATATATGGAAACAAGCTAATAAAAAATAATGGAACTAACACAACAGCAACAAGAACAACTCAAAAAAGTATCAAAATTAGAACGAGCTTCTGATGTTGTATTGTTACAATCCATAGATGAAGTAAAAGAAGAACTCAGCGATAAGATAGATAATGTTACACAAGAAACTAACACTAAACTAGAAGAACTATCAAATCAGGTAGCTTCTATTGAAATACCAGAGCAAAAAGACCACACAGAACATATGCAGAAAATGATGGACTTGATAAATGAACCAGAAGAAATCGTCGTTAAACTAAACATCGTATAAAATGAAGAAAAAAATAATCACAGTTGATATATCAGCTCAAGAACTTAAAAAGAAGTTAGATATAAAAGACGGATATACCCCTGTTAAAGGTGTTGATTATTTTGATGGTAAAGATGCAGAGGTAGACATTGAAAATATAGCCCTAGAATCCTCTAAAATCGTCGTAGAGCAAATAAAACATACTATACCTACTATCGAGCAGATAGAGCAAGATATACCTAAACTTGGAGAACCTATAAGAGATAGCCTTGAACTATTACAAGATGAAAAACGACTTGATAAAAGTGCTATTCGCGGGCTTGATGACTACGATGAGGTAGCAAAATTAGCGAGAGAACCTAAAGTAAATAAAGTGTATCAAGGAGGAGGCGGTGCTAGACAGTTTACAGCATTAACAGATGTACCTAATTCATATTCAGGTCAAGCAGGTAAATTTCCTAAAGTGAAAGCAACAGAAGATGGTTTAGAGTTTGCAGATGCAGGTTCTTCCTCCCCTCTCACAACAAAAGGCGACCTATACGGCTTTTCAACAACAAATGCTCGTATCCCTGTAGGAACAGACGGTACTTTTTTAAAAGCTGACTCAACTAATCCACTAGGTGTATCTTATTCTGCTATCACAGGTTTTGTCACAGGAGCTACAAATTCAACCCTTACCCTTACAGGTACTACACTCGGGCTTAATCTTGCTAATGCAAATACTTGGACAGGACAACAAACATTTAGTACTGCATCTGTCGAGGTAGGAGTTGCTGGAACTGGTAATAGTTTAAATACGTATTCAACACTAGGCTCAACTCTTATACCTGCTCTTACGACAGGAAATTGGTCATTAGGCACAGGGTGGACATACGGTACTTCACCAGACAGAATAATAAAAAGCTCTAACGGTACGGGACTACTCACTCAAACAGCAGGTACTGCTCCAACAATAGGAACTCTATATAAAGTTACGATTACTGTAACAGGCTTAACAGTAGGTTCATTTACTTGGACACTAGGTGCTAGAAGTGGAGGCGGAGTTATATCAGCAGACGGTACATACACTTATTTTGTAGAGGCATTTAATACTAATAAGTTTATTGTTACACCTACAAACACTTCACGCTTTACTCTTTCGGCTATTTCAGTACAGGCAATAACACTAGGAACAGTAACAGCACAAGGAAATGTTATAGGCAGTAGAGTTACCTCACCTTTAATAGAGTCTACTGTACCTTATGGTACTCCTGTAGATAGTCCTAGAATGTCTTTCTATGCTAAAGATGGTAATGCTGGGTATCCTGACAACAGTACAGTTTGGTTTGACTGGGAAGTTGATTTGAATGGTACTAAGTTTCGTGTGATGAAACTCTACGCAGTAGATGCTACTACTTACGGATTAGAGGGTTCATTCTTTATTGCTCCAAGTGCTATAAAAAGTAACGCAGGAAATGGAGGTGCAATCACAGTTCAATATGGATATTTAAGTTTTATTCAGGCAGGAAATAATACTTGGTTAGATATTAAAAAAACAGATACCAACAGTGGATTGAACTTACAAACATCAATGACAGATGGTGCTACTGCTTGGGGTTATAGTTTTGACACATTAAACACTTTCTCTACCGCAGGGTCAGTAATAGCAAGATTTAAAACAGGTGGAACTATCAAGGCATCTATTGATAAAGACGGTACTTATAATGGTGTAGGATTTACTGGTACTGGTCTTATTACAAACCGCCTTACAACCAAACAACAACAGTGGGAATATGATGCTTCAAATTATGCAAATGTAACGGTTGGTTCTATTGGAGGAGTTACATTTGATGCCGTAGGTTCTGGTGCAGGCTTTACATTTTCTGACCAAATTACTGGTTCTTCTGGTTATGTTGGGAGTGATTTAACAGCTTCTCTACCAGTAAAAACTAATGGAAGTAAAAAACTCGTATCAGGGGCAATAAATCTATCTAGTTCAGAAGTTACAGGCAACCTTCCAGTAACAAATCTTAATGGTGGCTCTGGTGCATCATCAGCTACTTTTTGGCGAGGTGATGGTACATGGGCAACGCCATCAGGAGGAAGTAGCGGTGTTGTATATCAGATAGGCGGTACTGTAACAGCTACAGTAGGAACGATATATCAACTTTCAGCATGGGGTAGTGACGCCACTCTTAATCTTCCAAGTTCACCGTCAGCGGGTGATTTTGTAGAGCTTACTGCCATTTGTGATGGTACTTATAATGTGTTTGTAGACGATGGAGGGGGGCATATTTATACATACGCAGGCGCAGGAGGAAAATTTATGTTTTATTGGAATGGTTATAGTTGGAATACAGTAGGATTATAAAATTAAATAAACAAAATGAAAATAACAATAACAACAACATTTGATATATCAGAGGAAAATAAGCCTCTTATACCAGTAGTGACTGAGGACTTGAAATATCAAGAATGGGTAGAAAATACTAAAAATGAGGCCTTGAGAATTGCACGAGATGAAGTTGTAAAAAATAACCCAGAGATTGATATACTTACCATTACTTTAGATGACATATTTGTAGATGTGTCACAAGAAACATTTATTAAACAGTTTCTCTCAAACGACTACACAATGCGTCTTAAAAATATAGTATCTCCTTCTATTAATAAGTTCTTTGGACTTGTAATGCAAAACAGAGCCGTAATAGCAAAGTCTCAACTTGATACAGCTATCAACACAGAGGTTACAATAACGGAATAATCATGTTATAATTGTATATATGAGAACAATAACACAAGAACAAATTAAAGCGGTAATGAAGACTATGCAAGACTTAAATATACCTATTCAGACATATATAAGTTTACAGGATTTTTTTGATAAATTACCCGCAGTAGAAGTTAAAAATGAAAAGAAATAAGTTTATAGATTTAAAAAAAATAAAGTATGGAGATATAATATTCTTCAAACCTTTTACTATCAGTGGAAGTATTATAACTTGGATTGACGGCTCTCCTTACTCACATGTCGCTATTTATTGGGGTGAAATAGGCGGTCAACAGTTTATGTTTGAAGCTCAAAGGGGTAAAACTATAGGACTCACAAAATTACAGAAATGGCGTAACTTCGTAGTCGTTAGACCTAATGCAAAGATATGCTCTCAAAAGACTTTGATGAGTATTGAGGGAAGGGGTTATCAGACAAATAAACTCTTGGCGATTACTCTTAATAGATGCTTAGGGCTACCGTTAAAAACTGACGACCCTAACTCTATGATATGTTCAGAGTTAGTAAATTGGGCTTATGATTATTCACTTGGAGAAAAAGGAAACTGCACTCCTGCTAGTCTTTTTAATTATTTAAAATGATGACTGACCAAAACTCATCGTTAATTTTAAATAAACTCTTTGAACTATCTACTAAGATAGACACTGTTGCCACGACTGTAAAAAGACACGATGAAGTTACTTTCCCAGAGATACAAAAAGAACTTAAAAACCAATCTAATACATTGACTAGAATTGAAAGTAAACATAATCAAGATTACTTACAGTTTGTAGATGAAAAAACTAAAATTGTAAACCGCATAGTACCTTTAGAAGAATATGTTAGTAATAATAAAAACATCAAAGCTGAGGATAAAAAGAACTGGAGTGAAATAACAAAACACAGTATCACTTCTACAACAACTTTAATACTAGCTTGGGTAGCTTATAAATTAGGAATAACAAAATAATATGAACATACAAGACAAACTTAAACAAGCTCAAGATATATTATCAGATATACAAAAAGATTTGGCGGTAACACCAAAACAAGATATTAAGTTTACGAAAGATAAATTTATGTCTTTCTATGGTCTAGCTCTATCACCACAAGAGTGCTATGACGCGGTACGCTCGGCTTTAGATAATGACGGTATATTAACAGATATGACTTTAATCGGAGCTTTAGCGACTATTCGTGTAGAAGTAGGTCGTAATTTTAAACCAATAGAAGAATATGCAAGTGGACAAGCTTATGAGGGTAGAATTGATTTAGGTAATATACAGGCTGGTGATGGTGTTAGATATAAAGGTAGGGGTTATATACAGCTTACAGGAAGAGGAAACTACACCAACTATGGAAAGATTTTTAATATAGATTTAGTTAATAAACCAGAATTAGCATTAGGAGTAGATATATCAGCTAAGATATTATCAAGATATTTTAAAGATAGAGGTGTAAACATAGCTTGTGATTCTAATGACTGGGTTTTAGTAAGAAAAAAGATAAATGGAGGTTCTAACGGATTAAGTGAATTTCAAAGAGTTGTTAGTGATTATTTATCTAAACTAAATTAAATGCAAAAAATATACAGCTCAGCAACAAGGATAGTTTTACTCCTATTAGTTCTAACTACTTGTATTGGTCTATTTACAAAAATAATTTCAGAAGAAACTTTTAAACTCGCTTTGATGTCAGTCCTTTCTTTTTATTTTGGACAAAAGACACAAGGTACAGATATTAAATTACAAGGGTAAAATCACCACCCATATTTCAGAGTGGTGACATTCGGCGTGAGCCTTTATTGTTTTTGTTTGTTGTTGGCTATTTGCCGAAATTGAGGTGGACTTACCACGATACTAGGCAGGGTAGCCTAGGTGAGATAGATGCCTCCTTTCTATTGGAATAGTGTTTTAAACCACTGACGAGATGTCTTCGAAACAAAGTTGCAAAGACATGACAAATTGCAAAAGAAATGGTGATAACGCTCCACGCGGTACTCTCCTTGTTGGATAGTCTTTCCACAATGTGAACATTGCATATTACCTCCTATGTTTGAGTTTGATGGACAGGTAGAGATGATTGTGTAATAGCTTTTTACACCATCTCTAGTATTATGCAGGCGTCCTATCCGTTAGACGAGCGAGTTTGGAGTTGAACCAAAATTACCTGCCAGATAACATTCATACAGTTATCTCTATCTATCCACCAATAAGAACTTAACTGTCCTCTACCCCCGATACAAAAGTATCAGGAGCTAATTTCGGCACCCCAATATTTCTACTGGGAGTAGAAGACACTTTCTACATATAATTTTATCACTATCCACATACTTTTACAAGACAATATATTCACACAGGTGTAAACTATATATGAAGGTTCGCGAATAAAACTTTTTATATAATAAAATATTGCCGACGAACCTTTGATAAGTACACGGTCACTACAATAATCATCGCCAAGTTGGTAAAACAACAAATGACATTGTTGTATAGAGATTAAGCACCAGTAATGGTGTTTTTTCTTTTTATGAGGTATAATTTATATATGTTTTCTGCTACTCGCAGTCAAGTCAAGTTAAGAAAACAAAAAACAATGAAAAAAATAGAAGATACAAGATATTTAGAGTATAGTGAAGGTCAGTCAGAATTTATAAAAGACGTAATAAATGCAAATAGTAATACTTTAGACCATTTACCAGTAGTCCATAGACTTTATTATTTGAAAAGTTATTTAGGTGTGCTACTTACTTCAATAGAAGTACTTGGACTACCTGAGAGACAAGAAAAATCTTTTAAAGATGTAGTTAAAATGAATTTTTGGAAGTTTGTTGAAGATGGTTTTATAGTTCCTAAAGATATTGACTATCATTTAAGTCCAAAACTTAATGAATTAGTAGATGAAGAAAATATTATGACGGAAGAGGAAGCACGAAAGTCAGGTATTGATGTGGACAAGATTTATGAAGAGACTAAAGGTGAGATGTTAAATATATAATTATTAAAAATTGACTGCGAGTAATAGAAAATATACCTGTGGAAAACTTTACTTATTTATCCTAAAAGCGGTATAATAGATATAGAAAGAATATAAAGAGATGTAGTGGCGGAATAAGACGCGATAAGATTAGTGGTATATAAGCACTAGTATTTGGCGGATAGGGCACTCACAAAACCATTCATAGTTTCCGATAAGGGTGTTCGTGCAAGATGTAATTTCTTGCCTACATCTCCTTGTATTTTTACAAGATGAAAGTCTTTGACAAGGTTTGTAGGTGGGGGGGAGGAGGACTGTATATATCTAAATGGATTGCCTAGGTTGAAGTTTAGAGAATGTCCTATGATTTCCCCACATGCAAATCTTATAGATAATACCGTACAGCACAAGTCTGGTAATACTCTAGTCGAGTAACTTACAAAGACAGAGCAATAGCAAGTTGTGTGTTGGTGGGGGAAAAGGTTAAATAAACAAAATAAAATCCAATGATTAAAATAAGTTTACCAAACCCAAATGAGTACGAAAATATAGAAGGTTTTTTAAGACAGTTAGAGTTAACGGTACATCATGCACAAAAAGCATATGAGCAGTTAGAGAAAGATGACATGATTACAGAAGATACTTATATCACTTTTAGATTCCCTAAAGTAAATCTTTACAGTAGAGAATATGATGATAAAGGTTTTGCAAAAGTTCATGTAGATGAAGAAACCAATCAATTTTTAGAAATAGAAATTGAGATAGCTTAATAAACCAATCCCCTTTTCCCCACAAGCACATAATGTGAGTATCCCCTTAAAAATTAAACTTGAAAATAATAAATTGCATAATTTTAGTATTAACAATATTAGCGGTTAGTGTCCCTAATTTAGCAGTTAGTCGTGATGATTTGTATACACCAAAATATCGTATACTAGGTACATCATCAAAAGCAGATATAAGAAAAGCTATAGTAGAAGAATATGGAGAGAGAATGGCAAAGATAGCAGAGTGTGAAAGTGGACTTAATTTATACAAACATAATTTAAAAGACCCCCATGGAGGTTCTTATGGATTATTTCAAATCAACGCTCCGTGGATACCAGTAGCAAAGAAAATGGGGCTAGACATAATGCAACCAAATGACAATTTTAAGTTTGCTAAAGTAATATTAAAAGCACAAGGAGAAAAGGCTTGGTCTTGCTCAAAATTAGTTTAATGTATAATATCTATATGAAACAAACTAAAAAGTACAAAGAAGATATAGAGAACTTTGGAGAACCTGAGAGAAAGATAGATACCATTAAGTATGTATCAGCTATTATTGCTGTGAATATCCTAGTTTGGGGAGGTATTGGATTTGTCCTTTACTTTCTTTACAAAACTTTTACGTCTTAGTTTAAAAGTATACTCATTATAATAAAGACCTTGGGGAAATATACCTAGTTTTTTGATAATTTCCTTATCTGGTATTCTTAGGTCAAAATACTCCTGTATCTTAATAGCTAATGGAGTTAGTTTTTTCTTCATTTGATTTCCAATTTCTCTTGCCACCAGAAGCCCTACAATGCGTTTCTAGCCACTATACCTCTATCTCCCGACATATTCCTTAACTGGCTTCTTTTCTATCTTATAATAGGTAATATACCAAGCCACAGCTTGTTTAGTTTTTAGCCCTACTTTATCAGCTATCTCTTGATATGACATTCTACTATTTTGATAGTAGTGCTTTATCTTTAGCATTGTGGGGTTATTTTTCTTGTATGAGTGCTTTATATTTTTCAATTTCTTGGCCATAAGGATAGTCTTTAGTTATTTGTTGTGCTTTTTTATATAATTTATCTACGATACCTTTATTTTCTAGTTCTAGTTTTCGAGCAAACTCTACAGGCTTACCATTCCCGAATAAATTACAACCTCGACATTGCGGTCTGCAGTTATCTATGTCAAATCTAGTTGCTAGGTAAACTCTACTTATGAAGTGACCATTTTGTATATCTAATACTTCTTTTACAGCTCCACAGGTATAGCAAGCGACCATTCCATTTCTAGCATATTTATTCCGTATATATATAGAAAAGAGTTTATCGAGTTCTTTTTTTAATTGTGAAGTAGTCTTTTGCTTTACCTTTTTAACTTTCATTTACTAAAGTATAACATTTTAATAGTTACTTATATAGCCAGCTTCCTGTGGATTAGGTAAAGCCACACCAGTATCAGCACAAAGTTTATCTAGCACATCACCCATTTCTATTTTTGTAAGTTCACTTGTACCTTTTCCTATAATTCCCTTACGAGTATATTGTTTACCGTCTTTCCATAAAGTAAGTGTCACTTCTTTTTTAGGTGTAAGATATTTTTTTACATACTCATGTAACGCGTGTTTATCGTTCCCAGTTTCTTGCTCTACAAGTTCAAGATAAAACCAAAAGTAGTTATTTTGAGACAAAGACCTCTTATGTTGCACCCTCTCTATTCTGTACTTTTTTCCTACATTATCCTTTAAGTCCTGTTGAAAAAGAGCTTTGTTAGTATCTCCTCCCATATCTAGTCCGACACCTGTACTTGTAGCAAGCCATACATTACGCATTATTTAATTAGTTTACTTGTATAAATCTGTGAATAATCTTTAGTCGGAAGCGGTTTTGAATAAACATCTCTTAATTCTTTAACTTTTAGGTCTAGCCATATAATTAAATCTCTAAGTTGTATTTCTTTCATTTTAGGTAAGCCTCTTATAACTAATTTTGCTTTGTATTGTTCTACCATTATATTATTTTGTTACTATATAAGACTGCTTATAATCAGGGTGTCTATATCTCAACCAAAATTTAATCATATTTGTATCATCGTTTTTGATTTTTGTAATAACACGATTTTCGCATTCATCATTTAAATCAAGGACACAATTTTTAATTGCTTCCTTTATATCAGTAGCAAACTTTTTATCTTCTTTCATCCAACGATATACTGATTGTCTTGATAAACCTAATTTTGCACAAACTGTTTTTATGGTTAATTCCTTTTCTAAAAGCTCTAGTATTTGTGTTTTTATTTCATTATCTTGTTTTGACATATTTTTATTATTATTTATTTAATTTATATTCTTTTAATCTTTTTAGGCTTAGACACCAAATAGTAAACATAGTCCATTCCATAGTTAGTTTTTACAAACTTACCACGCATAGTTTCTACATTACTAGGGGTATCGTCAAACTTCCAACCTAGTTTTATAAGTTCGTTTATGATAGCTCCCAAGCGATATACATTATGTCTTAATGCTTCGTTTCTACTTATCTTACCTTTATCTAATAATTGGTCTACTACCCAAACACTTTGTATTTTTTTCATTTAATTTTGTTTTGAACTGTTTTAATGTAATTCTTGTAAATAGAATATTGTCATTTTTAGTAGGGATATTATTTCTAATAGAATGATAAATAGTTCCATTCCCTATTTTTAATATTCTGGAAGCCTCCAAACCAGAGCCAAAGTAATTAAAACTACCATTTAAATAAGTTGCTTTTATAGGTTTACACCTTGGACTGTTTATTCCAAACTTGTTTAACCAAGGCTTACTAGCTTTTTTTCCAAGCACATCATACGAGTGCCTTTCATTTTCAGAGTATGTTACCCACTCTAAGTTACTAACAGAACTATCTAATTTATTGCCATTCTTATGGTTTATACAGGGTTTATTTTCTCTATTTGGTATAAATGTTAATGCGACTAACTTATATACCCTAAATGTTTTCCTTGTATTATTTTCTTTTGTTATAACTACTTCTGGGTATCCATAACCGTTTATCCATTGTTTAAGTTGTTCATTTTTAGGGGTATGTCTTCTGGTCTTACCACCCTTTGTATTTACTAATCTAGTTTTTGTAAATACTCGACCTAATGTATCTACTGAGTAGTTAGGAAAGCCTACTATATCTTTCCTGATTACTTGTATTGATTTTGTTTTCATTTTAGTTAAATTCTATTGGTTATATATGTTTCCATATTTGTCTGTTAGCAATTGCTCTAATTAGTGGAACGCTAACATTATATTTCTTTGCTAGTTGTCGTTGGTTACTTTTAGAGTATTTAAAACTACTACCACTGTGGGGTATATAATTTCTCCTAATCTCCAATATCTGTTTAGTATTTAACTTACTAGAACCGTTACTTTCACCAATGTGTTTTGTTCTATCTGGGTGTGCTATTTTATGTCTTCCTTTCTTATCTCTGTCTTGCATGTTCTCTAAGGGGGTGCCCAACCAAAGGTGTCTTGGTTCGATACATTTAGGGTTATCACAGTGATGACAGACGAACATTCCTTTTGGTATTTCCCCCCAATTTGCGGTATATGCAAACCTATTTGCTCTCCAACTTTTTTTATTGAACTTAAACATTGCATAACCGTTTTTATCTAAAAATCTACTTTTAGTTTCGAGGCAAGTATTCTTTCTTTGTGCATCTTTTATAAGATGATTCCACCCCTCAACAAAAGTCTTGTTTTTGATGTAATTGTATTTGTTTCTCTTCATATATCCAGTATATCACACCCTATTGTTGTAATCAACAAATACTTTTGGAAGTATTAGATTGTCACATGGGAATGAAAATAGTGGTGCTATGTCTGATATATTATGGTTTGCAATTCCTAATCCAACTTTAGTCAGATAGAAAGTTTTATCCTTGTTACAATCCATACATTCAATTAATTTTTCAACACTTTCTTCTAGTTCTTCTCTTGATACATTTTGCATATCTTTTCCTAAAGTTGGAAAGGCATAACATCTTCCAGTCAACCCTTCTCCTACTCCTTTTTCTGCTCCCCATTTATCTGCACATACTCTTGCAAGTCCTCCTGCGTGATTACCATTCTTGTTTGAACCAAAAATTATAATTTCATTTTCCTCTAAATCCTTAATATTTTCTGGTGTATATTTATTCATTGCTATCATCGGTTATTACGAACTTTTTATTTACGACTTTATACCAAGTATCTGCTTTAACTTTTTTACCGTCTACCTTTGCACTCAATACACATACAGGAACAGCATCAGTAAAACTTGCACCCTCTTTCCATTCTGCTATTACTATCCAAGAGCCTAGAGATGCCTTAGCTTTGCTTTTTCTCCCTATAGCACAAGCAATTGCATCTGATGTAGATGTGGCACTGTGGGCACCATAACCTGATGTGGCACTGTTGGCACGATTACCTGATGTGGCACTGTGGGCATATTCTCCTGATGTGGCACTGTTGGCATCATTACCTGATGTGGCACTGTGGGCACCATTACCTGATGTGGCACTGTTGGCATCATTACCTGATGTGGCACTGTGGGCACCATTACCTGATGTGGCACTGTTGGCATCATTACCTGATGTGGCACTGTTGGCACGATTACCTGATGTGGCACTGTGGGCATATTCTCCTGATGTGGCACTGTTGGCAT